TCGTGAAGATTTAAAGTGTCCATGGTGTCAACAAATGGTATACGATAATCGTAACAATAAGAAGTCTGAAAGAAGTCCAGACTTTGTTTGTTCGACTAATGACCCAGCTATATGTGGAGGACATACTGGTCAATGGCGTAAGTCATGGTGGTTAAACTCTTCTGATATACCTGGGGAATGGGGAGTTTGAAAGAAAGTCCGTGTCAAATATGCGGAGAGGAGAGAAAGCATTTCGTAAAGAACAACAGGAAAGTTTACGGTTGTCGGAATGTTGGTTGTGTGAAATACAACGTTATTATAAGGAGAAAAAATGATAGTTAAATCATTTAGAGGAAAGAAAATACCAGATTATATTAAAAATAAAAGTCAGTTAATAGAGTATATTCTTGTAACTGAAAGAGAAAACGAACCAATTAGTAATGGGGAATTTGTTTTTGATTTAAGATGCACAAGATTTGGTGGAGTACTACATGACATGAGAAAAGAAGGTTACGATATTGTTACGTTACCTGCAAAAGCTAAAGGACACTTCCTTTACTATCTTGTTTCAACACCATCTGAATTAGCAGCTACAAGCAAGGTTACTTGATAGCTACATTAATCTCTTGCGTACTTAGTATGTCTCCTACAATAGACGATATAGATATATATAAACATTGTAGGGATGAACAATACAAAGTTGAATACGTAAGAAAATGGGAACCATTAGTTAGCCAATACTTTAAAGAAGAGGATACTATTAAAGCACTAAAGATTATATATTGTGAAAGCAGAGGGAAACCTACAGCAGTAGGTAAGAATAAAGATGGAACATATGACAAAGGTCTTTGGCAATTTAATGATAGAACTTGGAAATGGTTAACACCCAAACTAAAATTGAAATCAAATAGATATGACCCAACTGTTAGTACAGCAGTAGCTTCATGGCTAGTGTATAATGACGGTTGGTATCATTGGAATAGCAGTAAACACTGTTGGAAAGGTCATAATGACTAATAAAGAAGAAGAACAAAAAATAGAAAATATATTTAATCAACCTATGTTATTAAGAAACTGGGCTGTAAATCTTATAGGAGTTTTAGGTAATCCTACATTACAACAAATACCTAACGTAGAGAAAGTAGACCAATTAATTACCCAATTTGTTAACGATTACAACACTCAATGGGACGAAGTACAAAAAGAGGAGGAATAATGGTCATTGACCAATTAAGAGGCAGTAAGAAGTTTACTGCAAGAGACCTGAGACAAGCACCTGATGTTACGCTGGGCAGCAGAGACACAAGAGATAGCTCTTATGCACGCACCCAGGCTGGTAGAAAAGAAAATACCGAAAAGGCTAGTGAATTTGGTGGAAAGCGTTTTCTGGGCTTGACACCAAAGGGAACATCAGTCTTTGTCAAATACAGATTGACAAAAGAAGACATGAAACTATCAGTATGGTTTACACATAAGCTATCAACATTACTAAAAGAAGAATCAAAGTTAGCTAATAACAGATATGATGCAGGATTAAACGAAAGTTTAGGCTCACCAGCTATGATGACAAGGAAGTTAGTTAAGCCACACTCTCAAGAAGTAACAATTCAAACGTTAAGATTCTTAAAAAGACTAGAACTATTAACAGAAATGAATTATAACTCTGGATTCGTTAATGGTAAACCAACAAAGTTTATGTTTAGAATGATTGGTAATATGATTTATAACGGAGATATGGATACTAGCTCTGTCAAACCAACACTACAAGACATACTAGAAGGAGAAGGTTGGACTTTCCCTGATGGTGGAGAATACTTTGTACCAGAAAATACATGGTCATACCCAGATGAGTTATAAACCATTACCAAAAAAACTGAAAATAAAAAATTCTAAAATAGACGGACAAGGACTGTTTACTGACAAAAATATAACAGCTGAAACAGTTCTTGGTATGTCACATATCAAAGCACCTGCTGGAAGTTTTGAAAACGATGTTATTCGTACACCACTAGGTGGATTTATAAATCATAGTAAAGAACCAAACTCTGAATTAGTAGAAACTGATGCTGCTTTTTATTTAGTTACGTTAAAAGACCTAAAAATAGGAGACGAAATCACAGTTAAATATCAATGGTATGATATTTAGTATCTTTTAGTCTTCTTAACTTTATAAGCTTTCTTTTTACCTTTTTTTGTAATAGGCATTAATATCCTTGTCCTAACTTTGATATATCAGATTGTAATTTTTTTAACCTTTTATGTTCTAAAGATTTACCTATAGCTAATGCAACATTAGTTCTCTTAATATATCTACCACGTGCAGCTACCTTTTTAGATTCAAAATCCATTCTTTTATCTACCCATGGAGATTTTGGATTATCTCTTAAATAATTTTCAAATCCTTTATTAAAAAAAGCATCAGGCAATGTATTTGCATGTGCTCTTTGTGCCGCTTTCCAAGCCATAGCTCTATGTGATTTAATACGTGATTTCATTTCACGTTCAGTCATACCTTGTGTAGTCCATTTATTATATTTAGGTTTATCTTGTGAAGGCATTAGTACTACTTACTAATTTGTTTCTTAGCGTATGTCTTGATAACTGCTAATGCAGCACCACCACCAGCTAACGCAGCCAACTGGAGTGCTCCAGCGTCTACACCAACTAATGGAGCGACAGTCAAGGCTCCGATAAAGGCCTCGATGAATGTCCAAACGGTTCTTTCGATAACGTCTTTTAGTTCTTCACTCATTTTATAACTCCATGCTTCATTCCAAGGGGTCCACTTCACATCCTTCTTGAATGTACCATCGGCTTTTCTTGCTCTTTTAAATTTACTTACTAAAGGCTCCACTACCTCCGCCACCTTTCTTACCAATTCCTATTATACCACGGATTCCTAAACCACCACCAACAGTTCCAGCTTTTTTCATTGCTTGTCTCCACGCTTTAAGATTTTCATCTATCTTTTTTTGTTGTATAGTTTCATTAGGATTTCTTGGAAATGCTGAATTTGGTTTATCATAACTTCTTACATAACCACCACTAACTACTTTTTGTTCTCCGTAACTTGGTAGTCCACTTTTAATTGTACGTCCACCTGGAGATTTAAATACTTTAGGTTTACTTCCTTGTCCTGCTGTAACATCTATAGGTTTATCTATTGGTTGACCACCTGGTATATTACCTGATGGTAAGTTACTTAACTTAGCTTGTTCAGATAAAGATTTACCTCCATAAATAGAAGCTGATTCAACATTTGCAAATGATGCTCCTGGATATTTTCCAGAGAAATAATCAGATATTGTTTGTTTAGTTACTTTACCTGCTTCAGAAATACGTGCAGCTTCAGGCTTACTTGATTTGTATTTTTTATCCCAAGCTACTGTACCTTTTTCTAAATACCCAGCTGATTGTATTTTTATATCTTCACTAATAGCTTTATATATAGAAGCTTCTTTTTCTATTTTTTTATGCAGACTTTTATATTCTTGAAAACGAGGATGACTAGATGCTTTAGCTAAGCTTGGATTCTTTACTACTGATTCAAAGTCTTTCCAATTACCACCTGCTAGCCTTTTACCAACTGCTTCATAAGAAGCTTTATCATATTTTGACATCTCCATAGATTGGTTTTCACCACCAAATTTGATTTCATTAATACCAAATGGTCCTTGAGCTATACTTTGCATATCAGAATGAAATGTAAATCCAGGTATTTTTTGTGTACTATATTCTAAATCTACATCAGTAATAACTGACTTACCTGTATCAGGGTCTATTCCTCTTATTGGTTTTGCACCACTAATATCAGCTCTATCTGATATAGATGTAATTCCAAAGTTACCACCAACAACTTGGTTTGCTTGCATGTTTCTTGTACCTTCTGTAAATGATTTACCTAATGCAACTTCTTTAGGGTCTTTCCATAAGTCAGGTATCTTTGCCATTTCTTTTGCTTCATTACCTTGAACTTTGAGAGTATCAGCAAATGATACTATTTTTTGTAAATCATTAGGGTCAGTACTTTTTAAATCTGATATAGAACCAGAGGTAAATGCAAGTTTCCTAGCTTCTGATTCAGTTTGAAAATCTATAACTTTATCAGAATATTTACCGAAACCACTTGCTTCATTAACTTCTGATACAACCGTATCTCTAGCTTTCCAAGCTTCTTTATATTCTTGATGCCAAGTTCTTCTTTCTTTAGAAGTTAAACCTTTATTTGATAAAACTTCTTCAGCTAATTTAATTCTATCATCTGCAGATTTAGTTAATTCTTTAGCAACAGTACTTGTCATAGGTTGACCTTTGCTAGTAAATCCTGAAGCACCTTGTTCACCTTGTGATGTAGGAGTTACTTTTTCTTCAGCATCAGTTTTTTTTGCTGCTGGGTCTTGTCCTTTATCAGGAGGAAAGAAATCATCAGTTCCTAAGTTCCAATCGAACTTTTTACTTCTTGCAAATGGTTTAAATACTGGCATTATTCTATTTCTATCCCATCCATTTTAGCAGATAATATCTGGATTTCTCCACTTATCTCTTCTAACTTCTCTGTTATGTCATTACTATTTACATCACTTATGTCATTACTATTTACATCACCGTCATGGTCTATGTATGTCACATATACATCACTTTGTGATATAGCAGCAGCTACATAAGGATAAACTTTCTTATATGCATTAACACTAGAGCCTATAAAACCGTCCTTTTGTACAAGATTACTTGTTTGAGAGTCTCCTAGAAGGAGGCAACCAGCAGTATTTTCATCAGTATTCCCCGTATGCCATAATATAAATTCAAATCCTGGTACATCATTAACATGAATCATACCTTGATGCATGTTTCCATACTTAGCTTGATATCTACTATGAAATCCACCTTCTTTTCTTAGTGAAAGCTTGTATTCACCAGCAGGTATTCTTGTTTCACCCCAGACTTTTACATCACGTTGTTCATCTTCAAGCGTATAGCAAAGGAATTTCCTTTTACCATTAACAACATCAAATAAAATTCCAGATGTGGAATCATTTTGTGAGCTTATTCTTAATACTTCTAGTTTCATTTTCTAAATCCAATCGTTAATAACCAAACACCTAATGTAATTAAAGTCGCAAGACCTGTAACCTGTTGAGCTGAACCTGTCAATGTAAGTGTAGCTATAACTAAACCTACTAAAGTCCAACTAAGATTCAAAGTTTCTTTAATTATGGTAATAAACCAATTCCATATTTTTCTAAACATTATGACTTCCTTAATACAAATGCTGCCATGCTAACTATTCTAGTCAAAATAACTGGCACTACAACTTCTTGAGCTTTTTCTCTCTGGTCTTGTGTCATATCATCACCAATATTATCAATGGTTATCTCTTGTATATTATCAAAGTCTACA